AGAATAAAAGATTATTAGTCTTACTCCCCGGAATATTTATAGTCTTAGAATAACTAGTATTTCTCTTATCGGGCTCTCTAATGTCTGCTATAGAAAAGTTTAAACTAATAGGCAGGTCTTCTGATAAATCAATCTTGGTATTATTAATTAGTATCTCTGTTTCCATTACCCCTGCCTATTTCTTGTGTATGTGAATTCAGCTTCTATAACTAGGTTGAACATCTTTTCGTTTTCAACCTTCTTTCTCTCATAGCCGCTATTAATAATTTCTATTGGTATTAGTGTACCGTCGTTATCCCAGTAAACTACAGGGCTAGTTACTAGCTCCTCTAGCCATGTACTCTCAGATTCTGTAATCCAATCACTATTTAAAATGAGCTTATCCTTTATAATGGTGCTGAATGTTTGTTCTTGCTTATCTGATTTGCTGTAAACCCAATTACTACCACTCATTTGACCCCACATTCTTTTATACTTCTGTCTATCTATGGTTGCTGATTGTTTGCTTACTGCATTAAATGTGAATGAATCTCCCCCCCCTGGTTTATTTAAGAAGTGTAGCCTGTAGCTATCGTACTTAGAACACACATCATTAATCTTAAAGTAAACAGTCTCGCTAGCGTTAAGAGGCACCGAGTTCTTCCTAATTGTTATATTGTAATTCGTTACACCCGCCTTTATTATTGGTGGTGATCCAGATGTAAACTTGCCTGGAGGAATATCGTTTAAATTAACTCCAGCAGGAACCTTTAAAAACATATCGTCTCCATCTGTTACTGTTGCAAAATCATTGGTAATTGTATAAGAATCTAGGTTTGTTTCAACCCTCATTTCATAGGCTATATTCGTACCACTTGTTATAAAGTGCAGCCAAGCGTTTTCTGTTGACTTAATAGGAATACCATTACTAGAATTATTTTTATTAGGGTGATTAGTTAGAAACTCTTTTGTTGAGTCAGCTAAGACATAATCGTTATCGTTATAATCAACATAATCTAGTGGATCGAAAATAGAGTTGTAAGCGTAATAAGTGCCACTAGTGGTTAATGAAGCGTAAACAGTTCCACTCGTTCCATACTCTTCTCCTAACTTAATATCATAGCTTTTATAGCTATTAGTACATTGCTTAAATCCTTCGGTAGATGAAATAGAAATATCTTGCGTTATGTACTGTCTAATAAATTCTGATATATCAAACACCCCATAACCATCAGGACGTGCAGGCACTTTAAACCTCTTGGAATAAGAACTAGCTCCGGTTAACCATACATCTAAAATATATTGATAGTTAGTCTGTGTATTGTTGGTGCCGCTGGTTACAAATATTATGTCATTGTAAGCAGGGTGATACTTGTGTGGTTGCTGTATAAAGTATAATGCCATTTTAAATTTCTTTTATGCTTACTATGATGTCTTTCTTTAATGCCTCTCTTAGGTCTTTCTGCAACTGCTGAATCCTTCCATCTTCAAATACATTAGTAAAGAAGTATGTAGGCTTAATCCCCTTATCTTTTATTTTTTTGTTAATAGCATATGCCAACCCTTTTATTTTATAATCTTTTAATCCACTCTTGCTTTTCCTGAATATTGAATTAGGGTTCCTATTTAGCTTGCTTCTTACCCTGCTGATGTTTAACCATTTCATTATTTCTTCTGGTGGCACTCCTTTGCCGGCGGCCCTACCTGCATCTACATACTGATAATAATCCTCCATCAATAAGTTGAAAGAATATTGTTGTCCATAAATTTTAATTTGAAACCTGATAGACTTTCTAAGCTTACCAGTAGCAGATTTCTCAGGTGGCAATGACTTACCTAAAGCATCAACAAAGTCCTTCCCGAACTTTTTTAATACTTCACTAACGCTTACAAATTTCTCTGCTGCCATTTTATTCTTTCTCTTTCCATGTGCTGCTTTTCCCACTCCTGTTTATCCTTGTGGTAGGCGCACATATTTAAAAACACCGTTATCTTAAACTCTAATAGAGTGTCCCAATCAACTACCCTGGAGTTGCTTATGTTGTCTAGAGTTATGTACCATCCCCATTTTTTACCAAACCAGTTTTCTTCGCCTCCCTCATCACTTTCTTCATCATCATGTCCAAATAATCCTTTGTAGTTTTTATTGAATTGTTCAAGAGCTCGCAAAAAAAAACCGACAAGGGATAAGCAATAGTTATTGGCATCTTGTTTAAAAGAATCTCTGCCACCTCTCCACGTCTCATATAAACCTTTTTAAGCCCAAACCATTTATGCTTAGGCTTAATGAATATTGCCAGTATCTTATGTAGATTATCTTTAACCTTATCCTTACTACCCATGTAGTTAAGAAGGTCTATGTACTCTGCTGTTGAGAGATCAGAAACATTAGGATTAACTATGAACTTAATCCCGTCAATTTTAAAATTGTAAATAAGCTTACCTGAGATATTCAGGTCATTCATGAAGGCTACCGAGTTACATAGCTTATTAAACTCTTTATAGTTAAGCTTTAAAAAGTAATCCTCAGGCTCACCAGAGAATATTGACATCAATTTTACTTTCAAATCAATATCCTCTAACCCCGATTGAACCAGATTAGAAACCTCAACAAATTGTTTAATTGAAATATCCTTCCAACTTTTAGGTAATTTCTTCATACCTATAAAGTATAGGAAGGGGTGAGTAGTATAATTTAAGCTAGAGAGTAAACCCCTTTAATCTTTAACTTCTTTACAGCCTCGTACCCGATAGCGGCCGACATAATACCATCATCGTGGAAACCACTAGGAGCTGAATATTTAATATTTCTTGTCTTGGGATTGTATTCGTATGTGAACACATCGAATTCTTTAATAAGCCAGTCTACTGGCAGGAAGGACACTTCTTTATTTTGATTAGCGACTGCTAATTGTTCGATTATATCTTGCTTACTTTTTGAGGTGGTTACGAATGGTTGGATATTATTTCTATTTTTTAAAACCCCTTTAAGCATTTCAAATATAGGGTCGCCTATACTGTTGACCTCTACGTATGTTTGAGCGTTGTACTTATCTATTATCTCAGCAGCCTTCCTAACTATATTACTCCAGCTATCATGTCTCCACCTATCAATAAATACCATATTACCTTTTTCATTATAGATAGTTAAAACTGTATAGTCATCTGCTCTGGCAACATCTAAACCGCCATAATACCTTGTTCCTGATTGCCCCTCTAAATAGTTTAAATTACCAAACACCGAACTACCACCATCAACAAACTCTGCTAAATACTCCTGTCTAAATATGTGATTAGGTAAGGTTAGTTTAGCGTCATCAATCTCTTTGGGGTCTATCATTGGGTTGTCATAAGAAGACATTTTAAACGATTTATATTGATCGTTTACCCCATCTAACATAAACAACTGATAGAAATGATTCTTACCGTTTGGTGTAGAGATAAGAAGAACTTTCTTCCCTTTAACTAATACTGTTGCTCTTAGTACTGCTGTCCACGCTTGACCATCCATAAAGGCAAACTCATCACACACGAGGTAATCAAAGGTAAACCCCCTCATGTTATCATATCTTTCAGCGGAAAAGAACTGTAATGTAGACCCATTGCAAAACTCCATCTTTAACTTCTGGGCATCTTTCTTTCTTATTACAAATGGCGAGTTAGCAAAGGCTTTAACCGTTGTCTCATAAACTTTATTCGCTTGATTATAGATAGGAGATACCCATGCTACATCGCACTTTGAATTAAAAGCCCAATATAATATTTGGTTAATAGCCAGTAGTGATTTACCAAATTGCCTACCTATATTTAAAACATAATACTTCTGATTGCCATTATTAATAGCATCATGTATTAGCTTCTGGTTCTTGTGAGGCTTGTACAACTCCACCGAAATCTGCCCTGACATTTGATACTATTTGATTTTGTGTTGTTTCTTCCTTCCAGTGTTCGCTAGCTATATTCCTTAATGCAAAGGCACTACCACCCCAATTGTATGTATGCAAGTTAGCTTCATAACAACTTTCCAAAAATAACTCAACCCTCTTTAAGGTGTACTTAAAGTCTTCCTTCTTAAGATATTCATACCAAGCTGTTCTACTTTCAAATCCTAAATGGAATATTAATCCACTAATAGTTGGCTTACATATTCCTGTAGGGGTAGTAACCAGATCAAAGTATTGCTGAATTAATGGGAGCATTTCTTCTGGTGAGGAATACCTCGGGGGCCTACCCCATCCATGACCTAATGCAAATTTATTCCCTTTAGGTGCTGCCATCTTTCCTTTTCTTTATTAATGTTTTTTCTTTACCCATATGTATATTCATTACGAAATATGCAATGGGGCCAAGTGTAGAAGAAAGTATTAATAATAGGATTTCATTTGTGGTAAAATCATAGTCCTTTGTCCACCAATAGATAAAGCTTAATGCGCCTACTAAAAGCCAAATAATTATCAATACTATTAACATACTATTCTTATATGATCGTCATTTACTATCACTAATTCTCTCATCTATATAAATTATCTCTATTGGTGGTAATAGATATTTAAATGATTTAACCTTATAGCGACTACTTAAAACACTTGCCCCAACATCCCATGTATCCCAATAAGTGTTTTTATATGTATAAGATGGGATAAACCATTTATTCCAATAGGTTTTTGTTATAGTTGTTTTAAGTTTTTTGTTCTCATAAATATCTTTTATAGCGCATTGTTTAGCTAACCCCCGAAATTCATCAGCTTTAATAGTATAAAGCCTATCTCTTATCTTTCCTTTTTCTGTTAAGTGTGAATCATGAAGCTTCATATTCTTTAATTAAATCATAGCAGCGTCTTCTTATTACATCTACACACCCACTACACCAGTAGTCTATTTTCTCGTGTGGGTCTATCTCATGATAGATGTCTAACAACTTTCTGTTGTCCATTCCTACATTTATCTCTGTCTCTACGTAAGCCCTTAAAGCCAGTTTGAATGGTGCTAGTTTATTATATTGTTCCTGTGTTAACACTTAAAAACTTATTTTTTAGTTCTTCAAATAGGTGACATCCATAAGCATTAGCAAGTGAGTACACCGCCACTATAAAGTATTGAAAATTATATTCTGTATAAAAGTAATAGAGAGAAATCCAGAATGTAAGACATAGATCACAGTTAAATGGCTTGCGCTTAATTGGTGAATAGTGTGCTAATATCTTAGCTGCAAATATGATACATAAGGCATTAAACAATATCATAGTTTCCTATCTTACCCTTCCATTTAATTAAGTCATGCTCATTGCTTAATGCTGTTGCCCAAGCACCCTCTGTTTGAACTTCAACTTTATATTTAAAGCGATTAAACAATGGTCTTACACGGTAGTCACCAGCACCATTAGGCTCTGTGTCATGTATTACTAGTATCCCTTTAGTATGCTCATAAGCTATTATTGTATGCTTTCTTTCTTCGCCGGGGCTTTGATCTATCAGTATTACCGGGGCATCTGCATAAGTCATATAAATATCTTTCCAATCCTTTACTAAAAAAGACTGGTGATATTTGTTTAAGATATTATCAAACTTACCTCGCCACTCTTCATTGTAATCAAATGAAAGTAGTTGACGTTTATTCTTTTTGCAATACTTACTTAGTAAAGGGGTTGATCCATACCCCATACCAAACTCTAGTACCATTCCTTTTGTTTCCTGTAAGGCTTTTAAAAGAAGGGGGTAATAGCATAAGTCTCCTCCGCTGATATTATTTATAAATTTTTTCATAGACAGCTAAAAAATCATTTAACTTATCTGGATGCTTTACATTCAGGTTATGGCAATGTGCATCAATCCAGTTATCTTGTTTCATTGTTTCATTCCAATTATATCTATCTACTCTACCCTTGGCTAATGTCGCTCCGGCTATATCTATTTGCCCTCTGTCAATAAATTTAATTTGGCTTTCATAAGGTTTTAACCTTTGGGTAATTAGCGCCCAGTCAAAGTTCCACCACTGTTCCCAATCATTGCTAAGTGGGCTATGTGGTACATTCGGGTCGTTAGCATCTCTTAGTAGTTCTGATTCGGTATTGAAATTTAAGTTCATGTAACGCTTCCAATTATGTCCACTCATGGCTATGTATCCCATAGGGTAAAATGATCGCCATGTTAAATCATGACCATATACGGTAATATCATTTACATCTGGATTCCAATAGTTTTGAAGCGGAAGTAAATCCATATCACTTGTCATTATCAAAGCATCTAAATGGAGATAGTTAGCAGCGTATAGTCTACTTGCCTGTGCTACCGTTTCCATCCTTAAGCCTTTGATCTCTGGAAGCTGGATAATATAGTTCTCCCCACTATTGCAGTTATCTAATAGCTTAACATCAACGTCATGAGTAACTATTATAGCTACCTTCCAGCCTAAAGTGTTCCATGCCTTACAGATGTAAGGAGCATAGAATAAATAATCTGGGTTGTTGTTACTGCTTACTACTACTATTCTCATTTAATTGTTGAGTTAATTATTTTACCAAATGCTATCTGTATTATTATCTCTTTACTCCCATCAGTAATAGTTAAGATATAAGCTATATCTGTACTATCTTCTAAGCTTATAGGATTAACACTTACATTTATTCCTTGTATGTCTATTACTGTTCCATTCATTCGTTAACCCAATAAAATATATTTGGACAATCTTTTTCTAACTCAATTAAGTCAGTGAACTTATCCCAGTGCTTTCGTAAGAACTTAAACATTGCAGCTTCATAATATCCACTAGCGCCGATATGTCCACAAACACTATTACTTTCCTTGTATTCATAAGGTATATCTAACTCCATGTTATTTATACAGTGTGATTCATGACCTACAGTTGAAGGACACCCGCATGTTTTATAATCTGACAAGAAAGTGTTAGGCATGCCTAAAAAGTAATGCTGAGTAATGCTATCACTTCCATGTTTAGCAAACTTGGGGTATACAACATCGTTTAAAAAATGCTGATCACTTCCTTTTGTTTCCCAATTATAATTAGGGTTTAAGTTTATTAACTCTTGCCATGTGTGTACTTTCATTCTCTCGCTAAAGTATGCAGGCCTTACCCCAATCATTCCACCTAGTAAGGGCAGGTTGTGGCTAACACTATCTGTAATGGCGTGCATCGCCTTATCTCTATTGATCCAATATTTAACCGCCTGTGCTTCTCTATAAGTAGGAGGGCTATCAGTATCCCTGCATAGCACATGCGTATACTTCCATTTCCCGTCTTTAATTTCAAATGCTGGCCTTAGCCTCCATAACATAGCAAGCGTTAAAGGTGGGGTAGTATCGTGAACCTCTAAGTTTATCTTTAATCCATCAAAGAGATTTTTAAAAGCTTCGTAAGTTGCTTTGTTCGTCTGTAAGCATATCTCCCAGTCGGGAAAGATTAAACGATTCATACGAACATTAACCATAAATCCCCTTATGTAAGATGGGAAATCAAAGCAATTCTCTTGCCTCTCTCTGTCGTATCCAAATAGCGCGTAGCAGATTGCTTTCATTACTTAGAAATATCTTTAAATAATTGAGGGGTGGTTCCATATTGAGGTAATACCCCATTCCACTTCTCTATAAATTGTTGCTGCACTAACAGCGGTGTTAAACTTTGTTGCCTAAGTTTATTTGCTTGAGCGTCTGCTTCTGCCTGAATAATTAAAGACTTAGCATTCCCCTCTGCGTTAGCAACCTGTATCTCTGCGTTTGCCTTAGCCAACCTAACTTTATTCTCTGCCTGCTGGGCTTGTTGTACCATACTATTCTTTGCCTCAATTGCCTGTTTAAATGTTTCTGGATAAGAAAGATTGCTTGTGAATTGACTAATAATAAACCCATTTGATATAAGCTCTTTATCTAATAGTTGTCTTACAATCTTCTCATAAGAACTTCTATTGCTTATTAGTGAATCAGAGGTAAAGCTATTGGTGGCTATTCTAAAAGCATCGTATACAGCAACCTTTATAAAGCCTGCCTCTAACTCAGGTAATTCTTTTTTATATGTTTTAAAAACATTTACTACCATATCTGGTCGAACTGAATAATTTATTATAGGGCTAACATGGAACTCTGCACCATCTTTAGAGTTGACTATAAACGCTTCATCCCCCGTATATTCTTTGTGTTGAATGGTTGTTTGAAATTCGTATACATCATATTTTAGGGGGTTATACCAAACCGTACCGGTACACTCTGTGGCATCCATTACACCTTTATCACTACCCCATTGATTAACTTTAACCCCAACAGAACCAGGAGAAATTCTCGTGCAAGAAATTGCAGTAATTGAAATAAATAATAATAGCAAACTAACCTTTCTCATTTTTCGTTTTTTTAATTATTAATTTATAAAACCATATTTTCATGAAAATCATTCCTATTAAACAAACCACAGCTAGCATGTTTAATAAATCATCTTTAGTGTTTAATAACTCCAAAAAAAATCCGGCAATATATAGCCAGAATATAATTC